CAATAGTGATATTACTCTTTTCTCGCCACACGATGTTCCAGACTTATATGATGCATACTTTGGTGATGCAGACAAATTTAAAGAGTTATACGAGGCATACGAGCGTAAGACAAGTATTAAAAAGAAAACTATATCTGCAATGGATTTGTTTAGTGCATTAATTAAAGAACGTGCAGAAACAGGACGCATTTATATAATGAATGTAGATCATTGTAATACACATAGTTCATTCAAAGATACAGTATATATGAGTAACTTATGTCAAGAGATTACGTTGCCAACTAAACCGTTAGAACATATTGATGATCCGGAAGGTGAGATTGCATTATGTATATTGTCAGCTATTAACGTTGGTATACTAAGAGATTTAGATGACTTAGAAGAACTGTGTGAACTAGCAGTTAGAGCATTAGAAGAAATTATAGACTATCAACGCTATCCTATTAAGGCAGCAGAGATTAGTACAAAGGCAAGACGTTCATTAGGTGTTGGTTATATTGGACTTGCACATTACCTTGCAAAAAATAAAGCAAAATATAATGACAAAGAAGCATGGGTACTTACACATAAACTTTCAGAAGCGTTTCAATACTATTTGCTTAAAGCATCTAATGTACTAGCTCAAGAACGTGGAGCATGTGAATACTTTAACCGTACTAAATACTCAGAAGGTATACTTCCTATTGATACATACAAGAAAGAAGTAGACGATATTGTAAAGGTGAAGCTAAACTATGATTGGAATACTTTACGCAAGGATATCAAGCAACACGGTCTTAGGCACAGCACATTGTCCGCACAGATGCCATCGGAAAGCAGTTCCGTTGTGTCGAACGCAACAAATGGAATTGAACCACCTAGAGGATTCTTGTCCGTTAAGAAAAGTAAAAAAGGGCCTCTTAAGCAGATTGTGCCACAATATCAAAGCCTTAAGCAATATTACACCTTGTTGTGGGACATGCCTAGCAACGAAGGTTACATCAATACTGTAGCTGTAATGCAAAAATTCTTTGACCAGGCTATTAGTGGCAATTGGTCATACAATCCAACACATTTTGAAAACAACGAAGTTCCAATGAGTGTTATGATGAAAGACTTGTTAAACACTTATAAGTTAGGTTGGAAAACAAGTTACTATCAAAATACATACGACTATAAGACAGACGATGATATTGCATTTGAAGAGCCAGCACATTCTTTAGGCTGGCATGATGAAACTAAAGATACAACTACACCTAATCGAGAAGACTTTGCTAGTGAAGAAGAATATTGTGAAGCGTGTGCAATTTAGGTTGACAATTTAATAACTATGTATTATACTATATGAGTGTTCGTAGGAAGGAAAAAAGAAACATGGCAAAGACTGTTTTTAACAGAGAAAAAGTAGATTTCACAAAGCAGAATATGTTCTTTGGTGCAGATCAAAATACACAACGATATGATGTGTTTAAGTTTCCAGTATTTGATAAATTAAATCAAACAATGCTAGGATACTTTTGGCGTCCTGAAGAAGTAAGTTTACAAAAAGATAGAGCAGACTTTGCTAACTTTAGACCAGAACAAAAACATATCTTTACTAGTAACCTAAAATATCAAACACTACTTGATAGTGTACAAGGACGTGGTCCATGTTTAGCATTTTTACCGCACGTATCATTGCCTGAATTAGAAGGATGCATTGTTACTTGGGACTTCTTTGAAACAATCCATTCACGTAGCTACACACATATTATGAAAAATGTGTATGCTGATCCTGCAGAGGTATTTGATACTATTCTAGACGATGAAGAAATTATTAAAAGAGCAATCTCAGTTACAAAAAATTATGATGCATTTACAGAAGCTGCAGATAATTGGAACTTCCATAAAAAAGGTAGTATGCGGGATGTAAAGAAAAAATTATATCTTGCTATGCAAAATGTAAACATTTTAGAAGGATTACGTTTTTATGTTTCTTTTGCATGTACATTTGCATTTGGAGAATTAAAGTTGATGGAAGGCTCTGCTAAAATTATTAGTTTAATTGCTAGAGATGAAAGTCAGCATTTAGCACTTAGTACACATATTCTAAAACATTGGACACAAGGCAAAGACGATCCAGAGATGGTTCAAATTGCTAAAGAGTGTCAAGAAGAAGTTTACGACATGTGGCGTACTTGTGTTAACGAAGAAAAAGCCTGGGCAAAGTATTTGTTTAAAGACGGAAGTATGATTGGTCTTAATGATACACTACTGCATCAGTATGTTGAATATATTGCTAATCGAAGATTAAAAGCACTGGGGATGCAAGCTATATTTGACCAACCAGTTAATACAAACCCATTACCTTGGACACAACATTGGTTAAGTAGCTCTGGGCTACAAGTTGCACCACAAGAGACGGAGGTTGAAAGTTATATTGTTGGTGGTATTAAACAAGACGTTGACGATGACATTTTAAAAGGATTTTCATTGTGATGAATGTATTAGTATTAACTAAAGATGCTTGTCCGTATTGTGATAAAGCTAAGGCTTTTTTAAAAAAATATAACATCAAATTTGAAACTCGAAACTTAGGAACAGACTTAACTAGAGAAGAACTTTTAGAAATTTCACCAAATGCCCGCACAATGCCACAAATTATAATCGGATCTACAGTCATTGGTGGGTACACTGAGCTAATTAAGTATGTAGAAGACACAGGTTTTAATGGAACCGGACACTCATTATAGGATAACAATATATGTTAATTGAAAAAAGTATTACTAAAGGCGACGTTGTAAGTTTTAAGCTGGCATCTGGAGAAGAAGTAGTTGCTAAACTTGACGAGGTTAACGAAACAAAATATACTGTTACTAAACCTCTAATGCTCACAATGTCTGAAAAAGGATTAGCATTGGCGCCTTTTATGTTTACTATCGAACCATTAGCTAAAATTACATTTCATACAAATAATATTTTGTGTGCAAGTAAAACAGAAAAGCAAATGGCTAGTCAGTATATTGCAACCACAACAGGTTTAGCAATACCACCGCAAGCAAGTGTAACAACTAACTAAACTTTAATAGGAGAAAAGTATGAGTATACATGAAGAAATAGTGCAAGCATATCAAAACTATCTTGCAGAACATGCAACGTTTGAAGAAAAAGGTGTAAAGGCAGCAGCCGCAAGAGCAAGAAAAGCACTTGGTGATCTTGGTAAACTAGCTAAGACACGTAGAGCCGAAGTTCAAGAAAAAAAGAATAATATGTAATGAGCGGACAACGGCGATGGCTAAAACTATGGGCCAGAACTGTTGGAATGCCTATTGGAATTACAGACGACGATAAGCCAGAGTTCCTTCCTATTACACAAACAGATGTAAGGAAGGCTTTGGCTTTTCGTACCTTTTGGATTGTACTTCATATTATAACCTGCTTAATGATTATAGCCGGAAACGGCAAATTGTTAGGCTTGTTGTAAATGTCTAGTACCTCGTTCAAAGAAGCATGTAGGGTGTTCTGGATGGTAAAAGGGCACATAAACACATCAGAAGAAACGATTCTTAGTTCATATGATGGATACTTCAAAAGGTTATGGAATAATTCAGAAAGAGCAGAGTACGGAATGGAAGGATTTGAAGAAGCCTTTGACCAACGAGAATCTAAAAAAAAACTTTAAAAGAAAATCAACGATTATTTAATCTAGCTATAAAACACGATTTGTTATAAACTTGTAAATAAACTTAGACCAAGTTTAGATTTTATTCCTAATCTAAGCCAGTTATTAGAACAATGTAATGCAGTACGTGGAAAAGTGAAAGGCTGTCCAGGAGACCATTGTAATTTAGCTTCTACCGATAACCCTGTAAAATGTGTTTCTTTAAGATGATTGCAGTCCTTTGCAGTTTCATAATCAATATAATTATTTGGTTCTAAGTTTTCTACTTTACTATATTCTCTTGTATCTGTATTGTGTCTGGGTCCATCAGTAGATGGCTTAGACCCATGCCGAAAGTTTGTTGCTTCAAGATGCCACCTTTGTTTAAAAATATATAATGAGTTTTCACTAAGACTAGCATCAGCATCATGCTTCCAGTCTAATGGTATAACAATAGTTTGATGATTATGTTCATCTATCGATGTATCAGTATGTATTCTGTAAGGTTTATCAGCTTCAAAGAACGTTCCTTGTGTACATTTCCAATAGTTATGTCCTAGTTCATTATTTACATAATCTTTTAACACAGACAAAGCAGGTTCAAACTTTGCACCCTTGCGCCAAGCTAACTCTTTCTTTTCCTGACTATTGTAAATGTCTTTTAATTCATTTAGTATGTCAACAGATAGTGGTGTACAATACTTTATCATTAATTATACTTAGCCACTTTATTTTTTAGGAATTTTAAATTAGATAAATAATTTTGAGGGCAGAGGGGTTCTCTGAACTGACACACCTATTAGGTTACAATAAGGAAAAATTATGAAAAAGACAATTATAACAGTCGCTCTTGCGACTTTGTTAAGCACAACTGCGTTCGCAGAAGACTATGACAATACTGCTATGAAGATGACAGCAGTAACAGACGACTATTCAATTAGCGTAAAATCACCTAAGACTGGCGCAACAGAGTTTGCTATTGGCGGCGAAGTAGCATCAGTAGACGCAACTGTAACATGGAAGCGTAATGGCGCTGTAGACAATTACTCAGTAAAAGCTGATAAGTCTATGGACCTTGGGCTAACTCCATTGTATGCAGGAGCTTCAGCTAAATTTAGTTTTGGCGACAGTTTTACATCAGACACACGTACACTAGATCTTTCACCGTACATTGGTGTCGCACATGCTATGGGTAAGTTAACACCATTTGCAGAAGTAGGTTATGCATGGCAATCAACACAAAAAGACTTAATTGATATTAATAGAGATTCTTCTTATATTGAAGTTGGCGCATCATATGCACTATCAGAAAAAGTATCAGCAAAAGTTACTTTAACTGAAGCACGTGATCAATCTTGGGAAAATCCAGGCGATAGAAATGCAGAAGTAGGACTTACATTTAAATTCTAAATCTTAGTTTTAAATTAAAGAATTAAAAAGGCTCCCTTTGGAGCCTTTTTTTATCTAGTTACGTCCCATGTGTTTAGGACCAGTGTCTTGTGATAACCAATCTAATAGTCTAAACCAACGTTTACTGATACGGATCAACATCTAAGTACTTTCCCCATTCACTATAGTAATGACGCATACCTACTTCATCGTGTATAGTTCCATTCTCATGTCTACCATGTAGTATGCGTCTGTTCTCTGTACCTTCACGCATAGTTGTACCTTGTCCTGTTACACCGATTAGGTCTTCGTGTAGGTTACGTCCAAAAGGTCCCCATATACTATTGTGATGATTAATGCGTGTGCGTCTTTCTTCAGGGGTGTCTTTGCGTAGTCCATAACCTCTAAACTCTATAAGCACTTTGTTACAACCTAGCGGAGTTACTGAATCACTACGGTACGCACTACCACGCAAGTTAAAGTTGAAGCCTGGAAATAGATCTACCATATACCATTGGTTAGGTGGCAGGTTAGGAAAAGACAGATCGCCTCTATCTTCAAAGCCTTCATACTCTTCGTAGTTCACAGTAAATGAACTTACGTTTACATGTCCGTTATCAAACGGTATGTTCTTACGTGCAAAGTATTCATCATTAAACCCGCTTACACGATTAAAGTAGTGCATGAAGTCGTGATAGAATTCACTGTTGGTATCATGCCACAGTTTGTAGTTAGTATCAATAACTGCTTTGTGATAGTGGAACACTTCCATTTCTTCTGTGTCAATAGCATCAGCAATACAATCAAATGCTCCTGCTGTCCATTCTTCAACACTCTGTGATGGATTAGGATCAAGTGTTACCCATACCATACCTCCGTGCTTTACTTCGCAATGGAGTTCTGGTTCAACTGTTACGATAGGTGCACCAAGTGTTCCAGCTGGTTTAGTTATACCATGATTACGATATGCTCGAACACCGTCGCCTGTGTTCCAAGCAATAACATTTACTCCTGCTATCTGTGTTGTTCTATAATCTAATCGATTATACATTTCTGAGATGTGACACATAGGTACCCATACTTTTGAAAAGATACGTTCTTGCTCTTGTGCAAATATTTCTGGTGAGTTATATGCTGAACTACTGATTGATTCTACGTTTGGTTGTGCTAACCAACTCTTATGATTACGTGGTGGCATGTTTTCTCCTTATGCTATATTTAAATTATTATAGCACAGAAAAATGCCTAAGTCTAATAGGCTTTATCTATTAGGTTATAGAGTGCAACTTTTCTGTTGCCAGGTAAGTTGCCAACCCCTACGTGCTTAGTTAGACTAAGCCGCTAATGCCATTTCTGGCGCATAATTGTCATTTGCAATTATAGTTTTGTTCGCGTTAACCGAGCTTACATCCGGACAACTCCACACTCCTACTAATCTGCCTGTCGATCCTATTTCGACCCCATCATAATTACTCTATGCCGTAAATTTGTAGTTTTTACGCTACAAAGTAATTATGGTGGAGTCGCCGGGTACCGCCCCCGGGTCCAGTTCAGTGTTTGAATTGCTTCAACATTGTACTATATTTATACACTACTTTTAGCGATTTGTCAACCGTTAAGCTAAATATACACAAATTATAACACTTTTACAGGAGAAATAACACATGTACGAATATAGATGCAAGGTTGTTAAAGTAATAGACGGCGACACAGTCGATGTTGATATTGATTTAGGGTTTGGTATCTGGCAAATGGACGAACGTGTTAGAATTATGGGAATTGATACACCAGAAAGCAGAACACGTGATAAGGTTGAAAAGAAATTTGGATTAGCCGCAAAAGCAAAACTAAAAGAATTACTTAAAGGTACTCCTACTTTAAAAACACAAATTAACAAACATGGCGAAGACATGAAGGGCAAGTTTGGACGTATCTTAGGTGATTTTGTTGTAGAGGACGGTTATGGCGGATATACAAATGGTTCTTTGGTTACAGAAATAATGATTGCTGAAGGACATGCAGTTCCTTATACTGGCGGGTCTAAAGAAGAAATACAAGAGATGCATATGAAAAACCGTGAAAGGTTAATTGCAGAAGGTATCGTAAAGTAGGAAATTAATATGAATAAATTTACAATAGGGGGTCAAAATGAAGAACCCCTTAGTACTAAAGGTGAGTAAGTATCTGTTTAAGTGTTATATCATATGGAGTGTATGTGCTGACTTATTCTTGATAGCAGGAATAGTTGCATTATTATTAGGCGACATTAAGATTTCTTTTTAATCTATTTTACCAAAATAGTTGACAAAATATTCTTTCCAGTGTATATTAGTTAAAAGTTGAGAAATAATTTCAGCTTTCACTATTAATAATACACTGGAAAGACAAATGCTTGAAGTTTTTATGTTACTTTTTAATTTTACTCTTACTACACCTGACAATATACAAAGAGATGAAATTGTAAACGTTTACAGTAGACACTTTGAAACAGAAGTTGAATGTGAAGAGTTTTTAAACTCTTGGACTTCTATCATAAAAAGTCGTGGGGTAGACACCTTACAAGAAATGCTTAAAGATGGTTATAAAGTAGAATTAAATGCAGTTAGTTGTGCAAGACAATATGTTCGAAAAAGTTAATTTGGTAAAAAATAACTTGACATCTTAGTCTTACTATAGTATACTTTAGTATAACTGTAACAACTATAAGGTTTTACTATGACAATGCATTTAGTGAGAGGTATGAGTTCTCTCAACACAACTAAACGAAAATCTAAATCCAAACTTACATTAGGCAAGATCGCAAAATACGAAGAACAAATGCGAAAGCATAACAAGGAAATGAAACGCCTTAGCTGTCCTAATTTAGTTATGAATATACAAGAGTATATTGATTATTGTCAAGGTAACTATAAACCTAAAACAACTAAAAAACCTACAACCTGGACTTATGATGCTCCTAAGGTACGTGAAACACAAGATGTTCCTAGTTACAAAAGTGAAACATCATTTTCACCTTGTACAAAAAAAGAACCATTACAATATACAGGCAAAAGACGACTTGTAGGTATTGCTACTATGCATAAAAGTAATATGGTTCCTATTTTTGCAGACGATGATGATAAGACAGGATCTAAACAAGCAACTGAAATTGCAACAATGAGAAGAGGGTAAACATTATGGCAATATTAACTAAAACAAGATACCTACTAGCTATACTACTTGGATTTACAACAGGTATTATAGGAACTGTAGTTTATACTGATGGTACTGAACCAGAAGTACAAATAAGAGAAGTAGAAAAAATTGTAGAAAAAATTGTAGAAGTAGAAAAGTTTGAAACTATCGAAGTTCCGCAAATTATATACAAAACTAAAACTATTGAAGTACCAAAGATAATAACAGAATACGAAATAAAAGAAGTTCCAGTAGTAAAAACTAGAATTGTTTACTTACCTGGATCTACCGATCAACAGGTTGACGAAACAGTAATAGAACCAGACGAACTGTATTGTATGACTCTAAATATTTATAGAGAAGCTAATAATCAAAGTGTAGCAGGTCAAATTGCTGTCGCAAGAGTAGTTCTCAACAGGGTTCAAGACAGAAGATATCCTGCGGCTGTGTGTGATGTTATATATGAAGGTCCTCTACAAGAATCTTGGAAGACCAAAAAAGATAAGACTCTTACAGAAGATGAACGAGTTTATTATCCTAAAAGAAATAAGTGTCAATTTAGTTGGTATTGTGATGGAAAAGCAGACGAACCAATTATTCATGAAGATAATATAAAATGGAAAGTTGCAGAAGATATTGCTTATCAAGTACTTGCGTTTAATAAGTGGAGTGGTATGGTTGAAGGTGCAACTCATTATCATGCAACATACGTAAGTCCTACTTGGGCTAGACAGTTAAGACTAGTTGGAAAAATTGACGATCATATCTTTTATAGATGGGATTAAATTTTTTGGCAAAAAAAGAGTTGACTTCTAATATAATGATGCTACAATAAGACTAAGTTAAAATAAACAGAAGATGCAGATGGAGGCATTAATGACTACTAAAGGCAAAATTACTAAGGCACTAACTATCGGAACGGCTTTGTTAGCAATGACGGCATGTTCTACAATGAAAGAAATCGAAGTTAGAGAAACTAAAGCTAATCCTAACTGGTATCAGGACTGTGAACAAATTGGTTCTGAAGGCTGGTTGTTTTGGAAGACTGATTATGCTTACTCATGCGGTATGGGCGAAAGCAGATTTGAACAAGCAAGTGAATCACAGGCTTATGCATTTGCAGTAAAAGGTTATGCTGAAAGAATCAACGGAATGGTTAACTCAAGTACTACTGTTGATATTAAAGGTAACAACGGTGTTGAAAGTCGTGTAACACAAACTATTGTGCGTCATTCAACTACTGATACATCAATACGTGAACATGTTGAAGTTAAGAAACATGCTTATGAGCTTTCGTCGACTGGCAGAGTACATACAT